GAAAACGTTGGGGATGGTATTCAAGTATCTATGCTCTTGCTCAAGGAAACGTTAGAAGATTTGATGAAGTTTCCAAGTTACCAATCACACAAAGTTTAACTTGGTTAACATTTGAAAAAGAAAAGACAGAAATAGAAATGAAATTAATAAATAAAAAATAATGGTAGGATTTTATCAAGTATCAAAAGCTATTAAAGATCAATTAGATGCAGATGTATTTGTAAATACAGTTACAATTGGTGACATCTTTAAAGTTGATTTAAACAAGCAAACTATATTCCCTTTATCACATATAATGCTAAATACAGGTTCTTACAATGGCAATACATTTAATTATAATGTATCAGTTATTTGTATGGATATAGTAGATGAGTCAAAAGAAGCTACTACTGATTTATTTGTAGGTAACGACAACGAACAAGATGTGTTAAACACACAAGAAATGGTTGCACGTAGATTAGTTGAAATGTTAAGACGTGGTGACTTGTACGATGATAAATTTCAATTAGCCAACGATTCAGCATCTATGGAATATTTTGTAGATAGATTTGAAAACAAAATAGCAGGTGTTACAATTACGTTTGATATAATTACACCTAATGAAATGACTATTTGCTAAATGGAACTAAAAGAAGTCAATAGTGTTTTAATACGTTTTAGAAATTACGTGATTCAACAATCAAGAAGTAATTTATCTAAAAGCCAAAAGAACGTTTCTAAGGAACTATACAATAGTTTGAAGGGCGAAGTTGTTACTGAAGATAATTATTCAATAGTAGGCTTTAAAATGGCTGACTATGGTATGTTTCAAGATCAAGGGGTCAAAGGTAAAACAAGTTCAGCTAAAGCACCTAATAGTCCTTTTAGATTTGGATCAGGTACAGGTAAAAAAGGAGGTTTAACTAAAAGCATATTAGAATGGGTACAAGCGAAACGTTTTCAATTCCGAAACAAAGAGAATGGGAAGCTTATGAGTTACAAGCAAACAGGGTATCTTATTTCTCGAAGTATTTTTCACAAAGGAATTAAACCAAGTTTATTTTTTACTAAACCTTTTGAAGCAGGATACAAGAAATACATAGATACAGATTTAATGAAAGCATTTAGTCAAGACATAGACACGATGATAGATTATAACTTAACAAATATAAAATGATAATATATTCAAGAAGTCCATACTTCATAACAGTAAATGAAACATCACAAGTTGGTTCTAAAATAGAATTAAGATTGTGGAATGGTACGGGTGCATCACCTACACCTGCAACTTATACATTTAGTAAACCTATTGCAAGTTCAACTCAAATAGAAAATATCTATAATATTAGCCCTTTTGTAAAAGAATATATTGACAACGTTGCACCTAATTACGCTGCAGGTGAAACTGATTTAACTACAATGTGGGTAAATGTTCAAGTAAAAAGATTTAAAGAAACTTCTACAGGTGTTTACACTTTGTTAGATACCACTACGTATTTAGGAACAAATGGATATACTGCTTTTTCTGATGGGTATAATTACACCAATGCTTCAGATACTTTTATGTTATTATCAGATAATGAAAAAGAAATTAAGTACGATATTAATAAACCTATTCCATACGTTAATGTATTAATAAACCCTGAAAGTGGAGATGTAGTAACTGCAACCTATAAAGATTTAAGAGGTAGAAATGAAGTAGTAGTTGGATATACAGAAACTAAAGGAATGTTAAAGATTCCATTATCTACTACAAGTGTTAAATACAACAAAGGAAATACACTTACAATAACATACAACGAAACTACATTTCAGTATAAAGTTACACCAATTTGTGAGCCTAAATATTCACCCGTTGTTTGTTCTTATATTAACCGTTTTGGTGGTTGGCAGTTTTTAACCTTTTTTAAGACACGTATAGACAACATAAATGTAAAGGGAAGTAACTACAACCTATTGCAAGATTCAATTAATTACAACACTTCTAAAGGCCAAAGCAAGTCATTTAACATTAATGGGAAACAATCAGTTAAATTAAGTTCGGGATTTGTACCTGAAAATTATTCTGATTTGATTCAAGATTTGTTATTAAGTGAAACAGTTTTGTTAGATGGGCTACCTGTCGAGGTTAAAACACAATCAACAACTTTAAAGACTTCTTTACAAGACAGAAATATAAATTACGAAATAGAATTTGATTACGCATTCAACCTTATTAACAACGTGATTTAATGGTAACAGTAGGATTATATATATACATAAATGATGTAGCAAGAAGAATTGAATTATTTGAAGATGAAAAGATATCTATAAATAGTTCAGTTCAAAATGCTTCAGACATTTCAAAGGTGTACACTGATTTTAGTCAATCGTTTACAATACCTGCTAATGACCATAACAACAAAATATTTTCACATTGGTATGAAAACTCAATAGATAATGGTTACGATGCAAGGCAAAGAAAAAAAGCATATATTGAATTAGACACTATACCTTTTAGAAAAGGAAACATTCAATTAGAAAAAGCTACTATAAAAAATGGAGTTCCTGAAAATTATACTATCACTTTCTTTGGTAGTTTAGTTTCTTTAAAAGATACTTTTGCAAATAAGAAATTATCTGAATTAGATTATTCAGCACATACTATACTTTATAGCCCTACTGAAGTAATTGATATAGTTAAAGGCGAAGTTACTAACGATGTTAAATTTCCTTTGATTACATCTAATAGAGTTTGGGATGATGAGAATACTTCTACTTCTGTAGATATAACTGAATCGGCTACTGCAGTATTAACTTCTGAATTATTCCCTGCATTACGAATCAGTAAGATATTTGAATCTATTGCTTCAGATTATGGAATTACTTTAGAAGGTTCATTCTTAACAGATCCAAGATTTACAAGGGCTTTTTTATGGTTAAAGAATGCAGATGTATTTAAAGCCAAAAGTAGTGAATTACTAATTGATATGGTTTCTGCAAGTTCAGAAGATCCAATAGTAGATGGTGTAATTATTCCAAACTTTACAAGTGATGTGTTTACATATAATGGATTGGGTTTTTATAACGATACAAACTATGTGGGATGTAATGCTGTTTTTTATTTTAATGCAGATGTAGCAGGAGTAGCTTGTACTTTAAATGTTTATAAAAATGGATCAATAGCATATTCAATTCCATTTGTATCTAACGATGCAGCTTCACCACAATTAGTAGCTACAATTTTTAACGACGTACTTGGAGGTGGTGATTTAACAGGTAACTATCAATTGAAAGTTGTATCTGATACTTCTATAACATTTGATTCTGAAATTTTATTCATAATTAAATATGAAGGAGATGGTATTGAACAAAAGAACTATTTAATAACAGACCTTGACGGCCAAGCAACTACTTCAGCTTTAAATTTGGCTTCATTTATGCCTGATATAAAAGTAGAAGATTTCTTTAGTGGTATATTAAAAATGTTTAATCTAACTTGTTTGAGTTATGAAGAAAACAAATACGAAATAGAACAGTTGGAAGATTGGTACGATGCAGGGGATATTATAGATGTAACTGAACACATAATTTCAGATGATGTAGATATTAACAAATTACAAACTTTTAAAAACATAAACTTCAACTACATTAAGAGTGAAAGTTTTATGAACGTAGCTTATTCAGGAAACAATGGTTTTGAGTATGGTAATTTAAGAGCTGATTTAAATTCTGAAGGTTCTGATTATTCAATTCAACTACCATTTGAAAATTTATTATTCCAAAAGTTTACAGGGCAAAACCTTCAAGTAGGTTACTCTTTAAAAACAGATTTCAAACCTTACATTCCAAAACCTATTATTTTATATGATTATGGAACTTTACAAAGTTGTAATTTTTATTTAAAAGGATCAGGTTCGGCAATTAATATAACTACCTACAATGCATTCGGTCAAGATAGTTTAATTAGTAGCGTTAACCAAAGTATAAATTTTGGAATAGAAGTTAGTTCATTATTATTAACGCCAATTACTAATACTTTATATTCTAACTATTATCAGAATTATTTAGAAAATATATACAATTTAAAGTCAAGAAAGTACAACGTAAAAGCTATTTTGCCTATTAGTCTATTAACTTATTTAAAATTAAACAATAGATTGGTAATACGTGACAAGAAATATATTATTAATAATATGAAAATAGACTTGACAAGTGGTGAAGTTGATTTTGAATTAATAAATGATTTTAGAAATTTAAGATCATCAATTACACCAATACCACCACCTGAACCAACAGCAGATTATTCATCAGATTATTCATCAGATTATTCTATTTAAAAATAAAAAAAAATGACAAAAGCAGAAATACAAGCGTTAATAGATTCAAATTTAGCTTCAGCAAGTGCTATTACAGCAATAAAACATAGAGAGGTAGAAAACGCATTACTTGATTTTATGGATGCATTTACAGCATCAAAAATATTAGCAAAAGGAACAGTTACAGTTGGTGACGTAGGTGACCCATCTACAATTGCAGTAACATTCCCTTCTACATTAGCAGATACTAACTATGTGGTTTCAGGTAGTTTAGTTTCTAACGGAACTTTGAGTTCTGATAGTAATTGTTTTTGGATGGTAAGAAGTAAAACTACAAGTGGGTTTACTTTAGTTGTTCAAGAAACAAGCAGAACAACACAAAACCTTTCGTTTGACTATGTAGTATTTAAAAGATAATTATGATAAAAGAAATATTAAAACTTTTGATGATGGGTGACCATTATGGACAAAGTAAAACAATAGAAATAGCTAAAGGCAAATATGAATTGCCAAATAGTTGGGCAAAAGGATTTAATCAAATTAAAAGAGTTATAAAATGGCAGAAATAAAAACGGTAGAACTTCATATTAAATCAAACGTAGATACTGCATCTAAGGAATTTGATAATTTTGCGAAGTCAATAAAAGCAGTTGATACTTCTGCTACAAACTTAGACGCTACATTTGAAGAAGTTTATGGTGACTTACAGCCATTGACTACAAGAATGGGTGAAGCTGAAGATAGATTATATGAATTAGCTTTAGCGGGTAAACAAGGTACAAAAGAATTTAAAGACTTGTTACAATCTGTAGGTAACTATAGAAAGACGCAAATACAAACCGATATGGTTGTAGATGCTGCTGCTACTACATTGGGTCAAAAATTAACAGGTTCATTAAATGCTGCTGCAGGTGGTTTTGCATTGGTTCAAGGTTCAATGGCTTTGTTTGGAACTGAATCTGAAGATGTAGAAAAAGCTATATTGAAAGTACAATCTGCAATGGCTATTAGTCAAGGTGTAGAAACTATTAGAGAGGGTGCTAAAAGTGTGCAAGCATTAGGTGCTGCAATACGTGCTACTACTATATTTCAAAAAGCGGCTGCTGCTGCTCAATATGTTTGGAATGCTGCAATGGCTGCAAATCCATTAGGTGCATTAGTTGTTACAATAAGTGCTTTATTAGTTGGTGGATATAAATTAATTAAATTCTTTCAAGATTCATCTGCTGCAAATGAAAAGGCTGCAAGTTCTACAAGAAAAAATACTTCTGCTTTAAAAGAACAAAGTATTGCTGCATCACAATCTTCTAACAAATTAAAATCTTATAACGACCAACAATATGCATTAGCACAAGCTGCAGGTGCATCAAATGAAGAATTAAGAAAGTTAGCTTTAAAACACAAAGAAGAAGAAATTGCTTTAAATAAAAAGAATGCAGTATTAGCACAAAGTACTTTTTTAAGAGAACGTGATACTTTAGCTGCTTTACAAAATTCAGGAGCAAGTGATGAGGTAATTGCTAATCAAGAAAAATTAGTACAATCAACTTATGCTTCATTTAAAAAGCAAAATGAATTACTATCTAATTCTTATAAAGAACGTGCTGCATTAAGAAATGCAAATGACGTGGCTGAAGTTTCTGAAAATCGTTTAAAGAAAGAAAAGATTGCAGAAGAAAATAAAATAGCAAAAGAAAAGGCTGATCAATTAGAATTAGAAGCAAGGGAAAAAGCTAAAGAACAAGCGGCTAAAGATTTAGAAGAATTTAATCAATTTCAAATAATTATAAATGAAGCCAAGTCAGCACAGAACATTGCTGATATGGAAGCAAAGGAAAATAAAATAAATGACCTTTGGGAAATAGCAGGTGTAGTTGATGAATTAGAAGCACAAAATACTGCTACAACAAAAGCAGAGACAGATGCAAGAATAGAACTTGCTAAAAAAGAAAAAGAAGCTAAAATACAAGCTGCAGAATCAGCAGCAAATACTTTAGGTGCTTTATCTGAATTGTTAGGAAAAGAAACTGCAGCAGGAAAAGCAGCCGCAGTAGCAAGTGCAACTATCTCTACATTTTTATCAGCACAAAAAGCGTATGAATCTACTGTAGGTATTCCAATTGTTGGGCCTGTATTAGCCCCTATTAATGCAGGTATAGCTATTGCAGCAGGTTTAAAAAGTATTAAATCTATTTTAGCAGTTAAAACACCAAGCGGTAACGGTGGATCAATGCCTTCAATATCTTCACCAACTTTAGGATCAAGTGCTAATACTTCAGTTTCTGCCGCACCTTCATTTAACGTAGTAGGTACATCAGGACAAAACCAAATAGCACAAAGTTTAGGTAATCAAGCACCTGTTAAAGCCTATGTAGTTGCTAACGATGTTAGTTCACAACAAAGTTTAGATAGAAATATTGTTAAGACTGCTACATTAGGTAATTAACAAAAACCAATTAATTTAATTTATAAATAAAAATAAAATGCGAATAGTAGAATTAATAATAGACGAAAAAGAAGACTTAAGTGGTGTTGAAGCTATTTCTGTTGTAGAATTTCCTGCAATAGAAGAAAACTTCATAGCACTTAACCAACAATTACAATTAGCTAAAGTGGATGACGAAAAGCGTATTTTAATGGGTGCTGCTTTAATTCCAAATAAAAACATTTACAGACGTAACGGTGAAGATGAATATTATATTTTCTTTTCAGATGCAACTGTAAAAAAAGCAAGTGAATTATTCTTAATGAATAGCAATCAAAACAACGCTACGTTAGAACACCAAAAAAAGATAAATGATTTATCGGTAGTTGAATCTTGGATTGTAGAAGATACTGAAATGGATAAATCTAAAAAATATGGTTTAAATGCACCTGTTGGTACTTGGATGGTTTCAATGAAAGTAAACAATGATACTATTTGGAATGATTTTGTAAAAACAGGAAAAGTGAAAGGCTTTAGTATTGAAGGATATTTTGCTGATAAATTAGAAATGAGTTTACAGTTAGAAAAAGAGGAAGAGTTGATTAATAAAATTAAAGATATAATTTTAAACAACGAAAAAAAAAAGATTGATTTAGAATCTTATACAGATTACCCACAACAAGCTACAGAAAATGCTAAAATAGCTTTACGTTACGCTGAAGAAAATGGTTGGGGTAGTTGTGGTACTGCAGTAGGCAAAGCAAGAGCAAACCAATTAGCAAACAGGGAGCCAATAAGTGAAGATACTATTGCAAGAATGGCTTCGTTTGAAAGGCAAAGGCAAAATTCAAATAAAGAATTAGGTGATGGTTGTGGCCGTTTAATGTGGTTAGCTTGGGGTGGAGATGCAGGTGTTGAATGGGCTCAAAGGAAATTAAAATCTATTAGAAACCAATAACTATGAAAAATACCGCATTTAGAGTACACGTAGAAGAAGCAAGTCAGTTAGAAGTTAATAATGTAAATATAGAACAAGGCGCAATGCTTGTAACTAATGAATCTTTGTTTATGGGATTCAATAACGAACAAGTTAGAGTGTACCCACCACAATCAGATAAAATGGGTTTGGGTTGGGCAAGATATGATGATACACAATATACAAGTGCAAGTCCTTATTCATTTACAACTACTGCTTTTTTAGTACCTAACAATGCGGGTAACGTTATAGACACACATATTCATTCAAATATTGAATACTATAATAATAGTAAAATATATGCAGAAAACAATGCTGATGTATATGCTATTACGATTGCTTTTAAAGCTAAAATATCTAATGCTAATGGTCATTTAGATTTATTTTTAGAAGGTGGCAATGGAACACCTTATGATAGAATAAGAGAAGCAGTTACATTTCCAAAAGGAGCAAACGTAGAACAATCTTTTGCTAAAACATTTCAATACTATGCTGATGAAGATGTAGTAACAAATGGTTTAGAAGTTAAGATACAAGCATCACATTCAGGTAGTATCTACGATGTTATATACTTTATTCAAAGAACGCAGAATCACAAATATTAATGTTAAATAAATTACTAAAAATTATGGGTAAATCAAGTTCGCCAAAAGGTGGAAAACGTGGGTGTCTATGTAAAGACAATACATACAACAAAGAATGTTGCAATGGGGAATTAGCAAATCAGGGTATTGGTTCAACTGTATCACAAGGTGGTGCTACTGTAACTGTAGTAGATGGAACTAAAACTATTGTTAGAAGCAATGGTTAATTTATAACAAAACTTTTTTTATTTTATTAAAGAAATATAAACAAAATTTATTAATATGAGTGTAATCAATGAAATTAAGACTTTGCTTGGAATGGAAGTGAAGCTTAGCCAAATGAAACTCGAAAATGGTACGGTAATCGAAGCAGAAGCTTTTGAACCTGAAATGGCTGTTTTTATAGTTAACGAGGAAGATAGAATTGCAATGCCTGTAGGTGAATACCTTTTAGAAGATGGAATGCTTTTGAAGGTTGAAGTTGAAGGTGTTATTGCTTCTATCGAAATGCCTGAAGAAGTAATGCCTGAAGCTGAAGTTGAAGTTGAATCTCCTGAAGTTGAGGTTGAAGTTGAAGCATCTGCTCCTATGGCTACTCCTAAAAGGATTGTAGAATCTGTTTCTAAAGAAATGTTCTTTTCTGAAATTGAAAAATTAAGAAATGAAATTGCTGAATTGAAAGGTGTAAAACTTTCTGCTGATGAAGAAGATAAAACTGATGAAGATTTAAAATCTAAAGAAGTTGAATTAAGTGTTGAACCACTTACACATTCTCCTGAAGTTAAAGCTCCACAAGTTCAAAAATTCGGCGCATCAAGACCAATGACTACTCAAGATAGAGTTATGGAAAAACTTTTTAAATAATAATTAAAGAGTATGTTTCATTTTACATATCAGACAAAAAATATTTTAAATAATAAGACTTATGTAGGAATTCATTCTACAAAAAATCTTAATGATGGATATTTAGGTTCAGGTATAGCATTACAAAAAGCAATAAAAAAATATGGTAAAGAAAATTTTACTATGATTCCATTAGCTTTTTTTGATAGCAGGAATGAAGCATTAGAAGAAGAAGCTTTTATTGTTGATTTAAAATGGGTTAATGATGAAAATAATTACAATTTATCAGGAGGAGGTACGGCAAATAAAGTCACTTCTGAAGAAACTAAATTAAAATTATCTAACGCATTAAAAGGTAGAGAGGTTTGGAATACAGGTATTGAAATGAAAGATAGTACTAAAGTATCTTTATCTAAATCTAAAACTGATTATATAATTGAACAATATAATAAAAAAGGCATTCTTTTAAATTCATTTGATAATTTGTACGAAGCTTATAATTCTATTAATGGAGATAGAAAAAGTATTTGGAAAGCATTAAATGGAAAACGCAAAACATATTATGGTTTTGTTTGGATTAAAAAAAATAAAAATAATAATAATTAAATATTTATACTATGGCCACTACGACCTCAATAACTACATCTTACGCAGGTGAATTTGCAGGAAAATACATCTCTGCTGCTTTACTTTCAGCTTCTACTATCGAAAATGGTGGAATTGAAGTAATGCCTAATGTTAAATACAAATCTGTAATTCAAAAAATCGCTACTGATGCTATCGTAAAAGATGCAACTTGTGATTTTTCTGCTACATCTACTGTAACTCTTTCTGAGAGAATTATCACTCCGGAGGAATTCCAAGTAAATTTGCAACTTTGCCGAAAAGATTTCCATAGTACGTGGGAAAGCATTTCTATGGGGTATTCTGCATTTGATTCTTTACCTCCAAGTTTTGCTGATTTCTTAATCGGACACGTTGCTGCTAAGGTTGCTGAAAAAACTGAACAAAACATTTGGAAAGGTGTTACTGCTAATGCGGGTGAATTCAACGGATTTGCTACATTATTATCTTTAGACGCTGCTTTACCAACTGCTCAAGAAATTGCGGGTACTACAGTTACTGCTGCTAACGTTGTTGCTGAATTAGGTAAAATCGTTGACGCTATTCCTGCTGCATTGTACGGAAAAGAAGATTTATACTTATATGTATCTCAAAACATCGCTCGTGCTTACGTTCGTGCTTTAGGTGGATTTGGTGCTTCAGGATTAGGAGCTAATGGTACAAATGCTCAAGGGACTCAATGGTTTAACAATGGTTCATTATCTTTTGATGGTGTAAAAATCTTTGTTGCTAACGGTTTAGCTTCTAACACTGCAATCGCTGCTGAAAAATCTAACTTATTCTTTGGTACAGGTTTATTATCTGACCAAAATGAAGTTCAAGTAATTGATATGGCTCCAATTGATGGATCACAAAACGTTCGTGTAGTTATGAGATTTACTGCTGCAGTTCAATACGGAATTGTTGAAGATATCGTAACTTACGGAATCACAAACGCTGCTAACTAAAAATTAGCTTTTTAAATTAAAAAGGGGAGGTAAAATGCCTTCCCTTTTTTTTTACTAACTTTTAAAAATATATATATAGATGGCTTGTGAAATTTCATTAGGTAGAATAGAACCTTGCAAAGATAGCAATGGTGGATTAAAATCAGTTTACTTTGTAAATTGGGGTGATATGACAGGAGTAACTTATGACGTAACTAATACAGATGCTATTAGTGCAGTTGCAGGAACACCTTCAGCATACAAATACGACTTGAAAGGTAATAGTTCATTTGAACAAGCAATTACTTCTTCAAGAGAAAATGGTACTACATTCTTTGAACAAACTTTGAACTTAACTTTAAAGAAATTGTCTATTGTAGACCACAAACAAATTAAATTATTAGCTTACGGAAGACCACAAGTTGTTGTTGAAGATAACAATGGTAACTTCTTTTTATGTGGATTAGAGCACGGAATGGATGTTTCTGGAGGTACTATCGTAACAGGAGCAGCAATGGGCGATTTGTCAGGATATACTTTAACGTTATCAGGACAGGAAGCAGTTCCTGCAAACTTCTTGACTACTTCTTTGAGTTCTGCTGGATTCACAGTTGTATCAGGTTCATAATTGTTTGTTTTTTGATTGTTAAAAGGGGTGGCTTCGGCTACCCTTTTTTTGTTTTAAATAACAATAAGCACATAGATTTATTATTAAATAAAAAAAAGAATGATAATCTTAAAAGAACAAGAAGCTGCACAAGTTTTAAAATTCATACCACGTAGTTATGGAGCAGACACTATTGTATTAAGAAACGAAACTACTAATGAAGTACAGACTATTTCTGCATCATTTGCTTTAGATAAATATTATTTGACAACTACTACTGCTTTTGATTTAAAAGAAAACACATTTTACAATTTAACTATTAAAAATGGTGTGGAAGTAGTTTATAAAGATAAAGTGTTTTGCACGAATCAAAACATAGTTAACTATACAGTAAACAAAGATGAATACGTGGCAAACGCTACAAATAACGATTTTATAATTTATGAGTAATATATCAATTGTAAATTTAAGTGCTTATACAAGCCCTGTAATTCAAGAAAACAAAAAGAATGATTTTATCGAATACGGAAGTGACAACAATTACTTTCAGTATTTAATAGATAGATATCTTTATTCAGCTACAAACAATGCTATCATAACGGGTGTTACTAATATGATCTACGGAAAAGGTATTGATGCTTTAGATTCTAACAAAAAGCCAAATGAATACGCTCAAATGCGTAGTATAATTAAAGGCGATATGTTAAAGAAAGTAGCTTTAGAACGTAAAATGCTTGGAATGGCTGCAATGCAAGTTGTAATGGAAAAAGGCAAAGTAAAAACTTTAGATCATTTTCCTATGCATACTTTAAGAGCAGAAAAATGCAACGACAAAGGAGAAATTGAAGCGTGGTACTATTACCCTGATTGGAGTAAAAAGAAGCCCTCAGAAGCCCCTAAACGTATTCCCGCATTTGGTTTTGGTAACGGTAATGAAGTTGAAATATATGTTATTAAACCTTACGTATCAGGATTCCATTATTATACACCTATTGACTATTCAGGTGCACTACCTTATTCTGTTTTAGAAGAAGAAATTGGTGATTATTTAATTAACGATGTTCAAAATGGTTTTTCAGGGACTAAAGTGATAAACTTTAACAACGGAATTCCAAGTGAAGAAATGCGTGACCAAATAAAACGTGACGTATTAGGCAAACTAACAGGTTCAAGAGGTGAAAAAGTTATTGTAGCTTTCAATGCTAATGCAGAATCTAAAACTACAGTTGAGGATATTCCATTAAATGACGCACCTGCGCATTATGATTATTTATCTAAAGAATGTTTTGAAAAACTAATTGTAGGTCATAGAGTAACTTCACCAATGTTATTAGGTATTCGTGAAACAGGTGGAGGATTAAGTAATAATGCAGATGAAATTAAGACTGCTACTTTGTTATTTGACAACATAGTAATTAAACCTTACCAACTTGAAATAATTGATGCTTTAGATGAGGTATTAGCGGTAAATGATATATCATTAAAACTATACTTCAAAACTATTCAACCTTTAGAATTTGTAGATATTTCAGGAATGAATGCAGAAACTACAGAAGAAGAAACGGGTGTAAAAATGAGTTCACATTTAGATACTATTGATTTAGATTCTTTTGGTGAAGAAATTGATTTAGATGAATGGGAATTAATAGACAGTAGACAAGTTGAATACGAAGAAGAAGAAAACTTAGATGCTGAATTAAAAGCATTAAACAATCCTAAAAAATCAGTTTTATCTAAGATATGGAATTTTGTGAGTACAGGTTCTGCTTTTCCTAATGCTAAATCTGAACAAGATGGAGAATTATTTAAATCAAGATACAGATATAGTGGACAAGTAGGTGCAAATAGTCGTCCTTTTTGCGTTAAAATGCTTTCAGCTAATAAAGTATATAGGAAAGAAGATATAATGCGTATGAGTCAATCTAAAGTGAACGAGGGTTGGGGTCCTGAAGGTGCAGATACTTACGATGTGTTTTTATACAAAGGAGGAGGAGCTTGTCATCATTTTTGGACACGTGAAACATATAGAAAAAAAGCAGACGCTAATAATCCATTAGCGGCACAAATTACACCTGCACAAGCAAGAAAAGAAGGAGAAATATTACCAACTAACAATCCATTAGTATATGAAAAGCCAATTAATATGCCTAATCAAGGATTTTTACCTAAATAATTTATAAAGATGGCACAAGCATTATTTGTAACAAGAGAAGATATAGTAAAATTTACTGCAATGAATGGAAACGTAGATACGGATAAATTCATTCAATTTGTAAAGATTGCACAAGATATACACATTCAAAACTATTTAGGCACAAAGTTATTTGATAAAATTAACGATGCTATTGTAGCAGGAACTTTAGCCAATCCTTATTTAGCCCTTTTAAAGGACTATATTAAGCCAATGGTAATACACTTCGCTATGGTAGAATATTTGCCATTTGCAGCTTATACAATAGCTAATAAAGGTGTATTCAAACACAATAGTGAGAATAGTACAAACGTAGAAAAGAACGAGGTAGATTTCTTAATTGAAAAAGAAAGGGATATTGCACAACATTACACAAATAGGTTTATAGATTATATGAGTTATAACCAAGTTTCATTTCCTGAATATAACACTAATTCAAATGGTGATATGTTTCCTGATTCAGAAGCAAATTTTATTAGTTGGGTAATCTAATTATGGTAAAAGAAACTTACAAGCCAAAAGCGGTTAACGTTAAAAAACTGCAACTATTTTTAAATAAAATAAAAGACAAAAAATGAGTTTACAATTCACACACATAAAAGGCGATACTTTTGATGAGGTAGCTTTTCAATTAAAGATTAATGAAAGTGCGGTTAATTTAACGGGTGCTACTATTAGAATGCAATTGCGTAAAAGCTATTCAGATACAGTTGCTGCATTATCACTTACTTCAGTTTCTTCTGCAGGTATTACAATAACAAACGCTGCAAATGGAGAATTTAAAATTAACACACAAATTATAGACATAGAAGTTTATAATTACGTATATGACATTCAAATTACTTTCTCAAGTGGAGTAGTTAAAACATACGTACAAGGTGGGTTCAATATTACTAACGAGGTAACAAGATAAAAAAATGGGTGATGATATTACTATTGGTGTAACTGAAATTGTAAATAACATTGAAGTTACTGCTCAACCAAACGACCAAGTTATAGACATAGATGTAGTTGATAATTCAGATGATGTTACTTTAAACATAACACCTACTGTAATTGAAATCAATATAAACAAAGGTAGTTCATTTGCAAGATGGGGAACTATATTAGGTAATTTACCTGATCAAGAAGATTTGCAAAATGTTTTAAATTTAAAAGCTGATTTGGTTGGTGGTTTAGTTCCTGCTTCACAATTGCCTTCATACGTTGATGACATTGTAGAAGTAGCTAATTACGCTGCTTTACCTGTAGTTGGTGAAACGGGTAAAATATACCTAACTTTAGATAACAATAAAATATTTCGTTGGAGTGGTTCTGTTTACATTGAAGTAGCTGCTAATAATGCTATTTGGGGTGCAATTACGGGAACGTTAAGTTCACAAACAGATTTACAAACTGCATTAGATACAAAAGCATTAAAAACAATTACAATAACACCAAATGCTCCTTTATCAGGTGGTGGAGATTTAAGTGCTAATAGAACAATATCAATAAGTCAATCAAACGCTACTACAGATGGTTATTTAAGTTCTACTGATTGGAATACATTTAACGGAAAAGCAGATGATGCTTTAGTTGTTCATAAAGCAGGTTCTGAAACTATTACAGGAATTAAAACTTTTACAGGTAATTCAACCATTTTTGATTATACGGGTGCAAGTAGATTAGTATTTAAAGCTGATGGTACAGATACTGCTGAATTTAGTTTTGGTTCTACTTTTACACAAATAACAAGTAAAGCAAGTGATGGTTATTTATTTAAAAATAGTGCAGGTTCAAATTCTTTAACTATTAGCAATGCAGGAGCAGGTACTTTTTTAAGTTCACTAACTGCTACATCATTTATAAAAACAGGTGGTACTTCTAATCAATATTTAAAAGCTGATGGTTCTGTATCTACTTTAACAAATCCAATTACAGGTACGGGTACAATAAACTATTTACCTAAATTTACTGCAAGTAATACTATCGGTATTAGTAATATTATAGACAATGGTTCTTTTATAGATATTTTAATAGGAGCAGTTATTGCAGGAAACTTAAATGTTAATGGGGTTGTTTCTTCAGGTACACCTTCAAATACTTTATCTATTACATCGGGTTCGGGTGCTATATTTGTTAAAAATTCATCAAGTAATACTGCTTATGCTTTTCAATTAAACACAAGTAGTGGCTTAGACCTTTGGAGTACAAATTCAGGAGGTACTTCTACTCGTAGATTAACACTTGATTCAGGTGGAAACGTTGGTATAGGAACAACTTCGCCTACATTAGGAAAACTTCAAGTTGTTAAATCAGAATCAGGTTCAGCACCTGGTGCAGTTTTAAGACTTGAAAATACAGGAGCAAATTATACATCAAAATTAGTTCTTACAGACGGAACTACAAATGATGCTAATATTTCATATTTAGGAGCTACTCAATCTTTAGGATTTGGTTTGGGAACATCTTTAAATCAAATGGTACTTACTTTAAGTGGTAATGTAGGTATCGGAACAACAAGTCCGAGTCAAAAACTTACAATAGGAGATGGAACAGGAACAGGTAATCAATATTTAAGAATTAATAGTTCTGCAACAGATATTTATATTGGGCAAAGTGGTAGTGGGTTATTTGGATTAGCAGCAAATTCAGGAGGAAATATTGCAAGTGATAACACCTCATTTCCTTTAGCTATTGGAACTATTGCCGCACAGCCTTTAATTTTTGGAACTACAAACGCAGAACGTATGCGTATCACTTCAGGTGGTGTTGTATGTATTGGAACTACAAGTGCTTTTGATAGTGGAATAGTTTGTTCAGATGGTGGAACTTCTTTTGTGCCTTATACTGCTAAAATTGGGACTACTTCAAGTTCAACTCAAATGTTTTTTAGAAATCCAAATGGTGTTGTAGGTTCTATTTCAACAAGTGGCTCATTAACATCATTTAACGTAACTTCTGATTATAGACTAAAACAAGATTTTAAACCATTTAACGGATTGGATTTAGTTTCTAAAATTAAAGTTTACGATTACGCTTGGAAAGTTGACAATAGTAGAATGAATGGAGTTATTGCTCACGAATTGCAAGAGGTTATACCATACGCAGTAACAGGTAAAAAAGATGCTGAACAAATGCAATCAGTTGACTATTCTAAATTAGTACCAATTTTAGTACAAGCAATACAGGAACTAAAAGCAGAAATAGAAATTTTAAAAAACAAATAATATGATAAATTTTAATTGGGTAACAAATCCCTTAGATTGCGTAATTGCAGAAGATGGTTTAACAAACGTAGTTAAAACTGTACATTGGAGATTAACAGGAACAGACGAAAATGGAGTTTCAAGTGATGTTTACGGAGCACAAAGTTTTCCAACACCTGAAGCCGAAGGATATATTCCTTTTGAAGAATTAACACAAGAAATTATTATTGGTTGGTTGGATTCAGTTTTAGATGTACCTGCATTAGAAAAACAAATTAAAGATGCAATTTACTTAATTAACAATCCTGTAATGGTTCAACTATCATTACCGAATAATTAAAAACAAAATTTGTATATTTACATTTAATTAATAAACAATCTAAATAAAACAAAAATGGAAACAAATCAAGCGATTGAAATTTTAGTACAAGTAGCACACTTGGCTCAAAAAGGTGGATTATTACAATTACAAGATGCAGTAGCAGTAGCACAAGCTATTAATGCTTTAGCACCAAAAGAAGAAGTAATAGAAGAATAAACTTGGAATGAAATACATTAATTATTTTTTTGCCTCTTTAATTTTATTATTCGTACCTATCTATGGCTTATTAATAGCCGTAGGTAGTGCGATAATATTAGACACTTTCACAGGTATATTTAAAAGCATAAAGTTAAACGGATTGGCAAGTATCAGAAGCAGAAAATTAAGCAATGTTATTTCTAAAATGGCATTATACGAAATATGCATTATATTTTTATTTTTAATAGACAAATTTGTTTTAAATGAGTTTATTAAACACGCATTTGGATTTGACTTTATGTTTACTAAAATATGTGCTATATTATTAATCTTTGTTGAATTAGTATCTATTAAAGAAAACATTGAAGAAACATTTAAAGTTGACATTTGGAATTTATTAAAAACTGCATTCAATAGAGCAAAAGAAATAAAAGCTGATATAAACGAAATAAAACGATGAAGTTAATTGCAGAATTTGAAGGATTTAGTGATAGACCATATTATGCTACTGCTGAAGAAAAACTAAAAGGTATTGTAACTATAGGATACGGTAATACATTTTACCCTGATGGAACTAAAGTTAAAATTACAGATTCTAAAATAACAAAAGAAAAAGGATTATATATTTTAGAAAAGTTAGTAGAAAAATTCAGAATACAAGTAAAAAAATATGTTAAAAAAGAATTGACTAAAAACCAAGAGGATGCTTTAGTTAGTTTTGCATATAATGTGGGTATTGGTAATTTTTCAAAATCTACTTTGTTAAAATTGGTTAACATAAATCCAAACGATGGAATGATTGCTAAAGAGTTTTTAAAATGGAACAAACAAGCAGGAAAAGAATTAAAAGGATTAACTAATAGAAGAATAAAAGAATCAGCTTTATACTTTACAAAATGAGAGTAATAGTATATATCATATGTGGTGCACTTTTATTTAGTTGTGCTTCAAGAAAAGTTGCTATTGCAAAAGAAGAAACTAAAACCAAAATAGATTCTACTTCAGTTGTACGAATAGATAGTACATCTACTATAAACAACAATATTAAAATATTTGAAAATATATCTGAATTAGAAATAAAACCATTGAATGATAGTTTACCAATTGTAATAGATGGCACAAGCTATTTTAACGCAGTTTTAAAGTATAAAAAGCAAAATAAAGTATTAGTAGATACATCAAAGAAAATAGTGTCTAAAAACGCTTTAAAACAAGTTTCTAAATCTAAACAAGAAACTAAAAACATAAAAGAAAAGACTGTAGATAAAAAAGTAAACAATTTTGTTTATTTATGGCTTTTACTTATTCCAATTGGAATGTATTTGTATAGACAACTTAAAAACAAATTACTATTATAATGGCTAAAAAACAAACTGAAGTATCTGCTAAATTAGATGTTAAAATTTCAAGACCTAACATTCATTCAAAGTCTAAAACATCTTCGCTTAAAAGCTCTAAAAACTACCAAAAAAAGTATAAAGGACAAGGTAGATAAGTTTGCACAATTCGCCTTGTTGTAATTCTTTGTTCTTGTTTACTTATTTGGTTATATTTCAAATCTTATTTTGATTTTGTCTATTTATTTAATTCTTTCTTTAAAAATTAAAATGTTTAAGTTTTGAGAACAAGGCAAAGTTAGTTGTTTTTTTTGAGATAGTAAATAGTTTTAAAACACAAGTTTTTAACAATAATGTTAATATCTATTAATTACATTTGAATATGGAAAAGAAACCAACAAGAACTTCTATAGTTAAAAAACTTGATGCTGTGTTTAGTATTTATATTAGACGCAGATATGCGGTGAATGATATAGCTAAATGCGTTACTTGTGGAAAACAAGACCATTGGAAAAGTCTACAATGCGGTCACTTTATGAGCCGCAAACATTTGTCTACAAGATGGAATGAAGATAATTGCCAAGTACAATGTGCAGGATGCAACGTATTCAGATATGGAGAACAATATTTGTTTAGTCAATATCTTGGTGATAAGTTAGCACAAGAACTACATATTAAATCGAAAGAAACTTGTAAATTTACAGACGTAGAACTACAAGAACTTATTGAGCACTACACACAACTAAATAGTCTTTTCTGATTTCTCTTTTATAATTTGGTTAATGTTAAATTGGGCTACTTTAAACGGTAGCCCTTTTTTTGGCAAAAGTGTTAAAGAAATGTTAAAATTTAAAATCATAGTATTTTATCAAAAAAGTATTTATAGATTTGCTCCATCAAACAATAACAAATAACAAATAAAAATTATGAAAGATCAATTTAAAACAGACACAATTAACTTTTGCATTCTAATAGGAATGATTGTAGTATCTTATTTTTTAGTAACTAACATTTTATTAAACGCATAATGAAAGATTTAATCGACTTCAACAGATTTCAAATAGAAGCATTACAAGCTGAAATTTGTAAACTAAAACAGGAAAACAATTTACTATCTACATTTTGCTTTGAAGCATTAGAAGAAGGAATTACAAACGAGTACAAAACATTAATCAAAAAACAAATTTACGAACTAAAACAAAATTAAGATGAAAGTAGAATTAACATCAGGTAGCCTTACAAATAAACAACTATCTTTAAACGAAAAATTAAGTAGAATTCAAATTGAGTTCAAAGCAAACAAGTCAAGATTCAATAGCTTTGGTAAATATAACTTTAGAAGTGCTGAAGATATTTTAGAAGGTTTAAAACCATTTAACGAAAAGTATGGTGTATCTTTTACTATTACTGAAACATTAGTAGATGTTTTTGATGGCAATTTACCACCTATGTTAAAATCAGTTGCAACTATTTACGACAACAACGGAATTAATGAATTATGTGCTACTGCAATTGTAGGAGTAGATTTAAACCAAAAAGGGATGCAAGTTCCACAACAATTTGGATCAGCAAGTTCATATGCTAAAAAGTATGCTTTAGGTAATCTTTTATTAATTGACGATACACAAGATGCTGATGCAGTTAATAAACACGAGAAATCAGATGGTAACAATTTGAAGTCAACTGAAGATGATAAAAAATGGTTAAATAAAAACACACCTGAATTTAGTAAATCAATTGAATACTTAAAAAGTGGCGGTAACATAGAAGCTATTGAAAAAAAGTATAAATTAGCCAAAACAGTTAAAGACGAATTACTAAAAGTAAAATAAACAGGGTAGCTGAAAACTGAATAGAGTAGGCAAAGTAAACAATCAAAAAACAATTATTATGAGTGCATTAATTAATGTAAGTTTAAGAGTAGACAAATTACCAAAAGAAAAATTTGTTGCAGGTAAAGATGGAGCTGTTTATTACAATTTTACTATTGGAGTAAATGATGAAGCTAATCAATTCGGTCAAAATGTTTCTTTAACTGATTCACAAACAAAAGAAGAACGTGAAGCTAAAAAAGCTAAAAATTACATTGGAAATGGAAATGTAGTTTGGACTGATGGTAACATCGTAGCAGTTAAAAAGGAACAAGCAACTGCTTCTACTAAAGAAGTAGCTTCAGATTTACCTTTCTAAATTAATTGGGTGCAGTATAGGGATATCGCTGCACCCTTTTTAAAAACTATTTATTATGAAGAAATGTAAAAGATGTAATATTGAAAAAGAATTAACTGAATTTTATAAACAAAAAAAAGGTAAATTTGGAGTCAAACCTGAATGTAAAGATTGTATTAAAATTTATAATAAAGAAAATTCAGAAAGTCAAGCATTATATTTTAAAAATTACAGAATTAATAATAAAGAACATATTGCTAAAATAAAAAAAGATTGGGAATTGATTAAGAGAAAAACAGACCCTTTGTTTAAATTAAAGCAAAATTTAAGGCATAGAACAAATAGTGCATTTAAATCAAAGTATTGGCAAAAAAATAATACTACAAAAGATTTATTAGGATGCGAATTTGAACAAGCAAAAGAACACATTGAAACCAAATTTACAGAAGGAATGAGTTGGAGCAATTATGGTAAATGGCATATAGACCATATTATACCTTTAGCTTCAGCAAAAACAGAAGAAGAAATGCATTGTTTATTTCATTATACAAATTTACAACCATTATGGGCTTCTGATAATTTTAAAAAATCAGATAAGATATTATGAAAGAATTAGATATTGATGCGGTTGAATTATTAATGGAAATGTATGAGGATGAATTAAAAGTTGACGCTACTCAAACTATACCACATCCTGAACCTGTACTTTCATTAGGAACAAAAACATACGAAACCAAAGATGGTTTAATTGAATACCCATTAGCATTAGGTACAAAAGGTAATTTTACATTTGTTCAAGCACCACCTAAAAGCAAAAAAACATTTTTTATTTCATTACTTTCTGCAGTTTATATGAAAGGAAGTTTAGAAACTTTTGGCGGTGAACTAAAAGGATTTAGAGAAAATAATCATCTTATTCATTTCGACACTGAACAATCTTTATTCCATTGCCAAATGGTATTTAAAAGACCTTTAGATATGGCAAAGATTGATACAAGCAAATATCACACATATGCATTAAGACAATTAGACTACAAAGAAAGGTTGCAATTTATAGAACACGTTTTATATAAAAAATTAGAAGGTAAAGATATAGGACTTGTAATAATAGACGGTGTAGCTGATTTATGTAGCGATGTAAATAATATTGAAGAATCGAATGCAGTAGTTCAAAAGTTAATGAAGTGGACTAAAGAATTAAATTGCCACATTATAACAGTTATACATAGTAACTTTGGTTCAGATAAACCTACAGGGCATTTAGGGTCATTTTTAGAAAAGAAAACAGAAACACAAATACAATTAGAATTAAATACAGTTAACAAAGAATTAGTTACTGTTAGTTGTAAACGTAGTAGAAACGCATCATTTGAAACATTTAGTTTTAAAGTTAATAATTTTGGATTGCCACAAGTAGAAGGTGCAATGTATGATCCTTTAAAAGGTGTATTCTAAATTGTTAATAACTTTTAAATATATTTACAAAATGAAAACCACCATAAAAAACCAAATAGAAGAATTAAAGAATACCGCATCAAGAACAGGATTGATATTCTGTGACAACAAAGTTATGTTTTCTTTTGTGCAAGATGTACTTTTAAAGTTAGAGCAAATAGAAGACTTAATAGAATTAGAAAATGAATTACATTTCACAGATGTAGCTGATGCAGTTAAGAATATGTACAAGAAGGATGAAAATTTAACTCACGTGTATGTTAATTTCCAAGTTAGACCTGTAGAAGTAGAAAAGAAGTTTGGCGTTATAGATGCCAAGTTATATTTATAAGAATAAAAGTTTAAGATAATCAGGAAAGAGCAATTGATTATTAATTTAAACTATTTATAATGATTTTTACAAGTATTATTTTATTGTTAGCTATTTTTTGGATAGCATTATTGGCAATGCAACACTATGCAGGTCAATTAATTATTAGCCCAATTATGGGAATTATGTTTGGTGCTTTATACGATAGAGAAACAGACGATCAGGTTTACCATACATTTCAGCTTGTGTTAGGTGTAGTAGCTTTAACCTTTACTTGGGAAACAAATGAGTAACCAATGGCTTGGAAAAGTAGCGGAACATCACAACGAATGGGTTAAAGTTGTTCAATCATTTGGTGAATTTGACTATGCAGAAGATATAGTACAAGAAAGTTATATAGCGTTATGGAAGTATGCAGATGCTGAAAAGTTAATTGATGACAATGGTCAGGTAAGAAAGGGCTATATGTATTTCACACTACGTTCTTTATTTTACCAATACTATAACAAAAAGAAAAAGGTGAACAAAGTTGATGTGGATGGTTGTTGGGAATTATTTGATGATTCAAACATAGAAGAACACAAAGCATATAACGAAATATGTTTACTAATTGATGAAGAAATAAAAGATTGGAATTGGTACGATCGTAAACTATTTAAACTATACAGAGATACTGATTTGTCAATGCGTGACATTTCAAAAGAAACAGGTATTAGTTTAATTTCAATATTTCACTCTTTAAAGAATCACAAAGCAATTCTGAAAGAAAAGTTCCAAAAGGACTATCAAGATTATATAACAAACGATTATAACTCAATTTACTAACTATGGCAAAAGCAAGAACAAAAGCACCTTCAAAAGGATTAGGTGACACAATTGAAAAATTTACTGAAGCAACAGGAATAAAAGCTGCAGTAGAAGTATTCACTAAAGCAACGGGTATTGATTGCAAATGTGAAGAAAGAAAAGCTAAATTAAACAACCTAATTCCGTATAGAAGAAAGGTTAATTGTTTAAATGAATCAGACTACAATATGTTAACTGAATTTGTAAAACCAACAAAAGGAAGTTTAACACCAAACGAACAATGGACTATAATGGCTATTTACGAAAGGGTATTTGAAGTAAAAATAGAGCATTCAAATTGTGGTTCTTGTTGGAGAGATACAATTTCTGATTTAAGAAAAGTTTATAACGAATACAAAGTGAATGATTAACTGGAACGAGGCGGATTTGTTCGATTTTTTAAAGTCGAACGTTTACCCTGATTTAGTTAAGTCAAAGAATCAGATGTCAAGGTGGGATTGCTACAGTCCCACCACAGGACATAGAATAGAGCTAAAATGCAGGAAGCGACACTACCCAACACTACTACTTGAAAAGAAGAAATATGATGCAATGATAGAAGAATGTGAAAAGCATTTAGATATACCAATTTATATTAATTCAACACCTGAAGGAGTATTTAGTTTCAACTTGCATAAGATATACCCAACGTTTGAAATAAACAATAAGAATCCAGCAACTACACAATTTTACAACACACAAAGAATAGAAAAAGAAGTTACATATTTAGAAATTAATCAAGCATTAAAATTATGAAAGACAATCCAATACAATTAGAATTTTTAAAAAGCGTATTACTATCACAACTGTTATTAGAATGTAATGAGAATTTACGCTTCACAAAGCAATATAATGGTGCTTTAAAGCATTTACTCAACAAAGTGAACAGTCACTTAGAAACAACTGTTTATGATGAATACAGAAAGATTTATAATACGGATGCAGAAATGACTACAAACATATTAAGAAGCATTGAAGATTTAACTACAAAGTTAACTACATCAAACTTGGATGAACTTGTAATGATTAACGCGATTATTGAAAAATACAATGAAAACAAAGAATGGTTTAGTGAATATGGTAATGCAGAATTTTTAAGAATCGAATAGTATGATAGAGCTAACAACTATTTTTGGAAAAAAAATATGTATAATGTTTAAACATATAAAAGCAATAGAAAGTAATGGTTTTAGAACTTTAATATATTTTAATAATAAACACGAAATGGTAGAAGAAAGTTATGATTTTATTAAATATGAAATTGACGTATGGCTAAAAAGAAAATAGAAATCTATTCACCACATTATACTGAAGTAAACGCTATGGTGTATTGTGTTAAACGTAACGTAGCTTATTCACTTGAAGCTAATAATAATAAAAGGTTCTACATAGTTAAGTATATACCAAGCGACTACAAGAATGTAATCTACTTGAAAGAAAATAATAGAAAGGTAGAGTTCAGTGAATATGAAGCAACTAAAAAGATAATGGAATTATATGTTAATCAAAGTAAATTATTATGAAAAAGAAAGCTATAAAAAAAGTAATTAAAAATTTTGATTTTGAAAGAGTAAATTATGTTATGTATGTTTTAAATTGGAAGTGGGCTACATATAATGCAATTCCAAATACTATACAATTAAAAGAAACTGCAGAAAGATTATTAGAAAAAGTTTCTAAATCTAAAGAATACACTGAAGTTTCTACAGGTGGTTTTACTGCTTATAAAAATGATATTGAAATAGGATTAAGATTTACAATTGAAAATTTTTATGAATTTTATAAAAAAGAAAATTAATATGAAAGTAAAAGACACAATGACAGAATGGATAGAAGCACAAGTAAAAGATAGTGTAGTGCAATCAGTAATTAATAAGTTCAAACAACGTAGTGAAGTAGGAATAAAGAAATACAATACTACATTAGACCGTGAAGACTTAACCGATAAAGAATGGATAAACCACGCACAGGAAGAAGCAATGGATTTAATTTTGTATTTAGAAAAACTTAAAAGATTATAGATATGAAACAATCACCACTACAAAGAATACAACGCATTATGAAGTTCAACTACAATAGAGGGTTGAATAGTGAAAGAGTAAATGCAGTATATAGAAAGATTATCAAACAAAAATTAGAGGGTAGCAATTAGCTATCCTTTTTTATTTGTTAAAATTTTGTTAATACTTGCAAGATATTAATAACTTGTTTATATTTGCTTCAACATTAAAACCAAACACTATGACAAAGCAAGAAATCAAAACAGAATTAGAAAATGTAATCTACGTTTTAGAAACATTAGAAAACGATTACGCAGCACTTAAACTAAAAGCAGTTCTATCAGCTTTAGAACACGATTGGATGCAATCAGCATACTTTACAAACGAAATAGATGTAATCCTAAACCTTGAACAAGATAATGAATGAAGACGCAACAATAAAGATATTTAGCAAGATACAAGCACTCGAACGTGACTTGCAATGGATATACCACGAATACTTCAACGGACAAGTAAATGATGACCAATTTATGTCAATGGTAGATTCAACAGAAAGAGATATACAAACACACTATTACATTTACGACTTAATTATACAAGATGCAAGAAAAAATTAGAACATTAGATAACAAGATTTGGGACAAACAAGAACTGTTAGATAATATGTATGATGATGACTTTTACTATGGTTACTTGGGTAAACAAGCATTATCATCTTCAAGTCTTAAAATGGTGCTTAAAAGCCCTAAAACATATAAATACGTTACAAAGTATGGACAAGCAGAAACGCAACCATTAAGAGATGGAAAACTATTCCACACATTGATATTAGAACCTAATAAGATAGATGACTTTACCTTTGTAGAGTGTAAAACTAAAGCAGCAAAAGAATACAAACTTGCAGTAGAAGAAAAACAGAACGTATATACTACAAATGAGTTAAGAGATGCGGAAAGATTAGCTGATGCAATCCTAAAGAACAATGAAGCTACTGCATACTTTATGGGTGCAGAATTTGAGATACCTGAAATAGCAATGATAGATGGAATACCATTTAGAGCCAAAGCAGATATTTTAAGAGAAAACCAAATAATAGACTTAAAAACTACTACAGGATTAAATGAATTTAGATATTCAGCAGACAAATATAGTTACGACTTACAAGCATACTTATACAAAGAAATGTTTGGAGTAGATGAATTTGTTTTTGTATGTATAGACAAAGGAAGTTTAGACATTGGAATATTTGAATGTAGTGATGACTTCTACCAAAAAGGTAAAGACAAACTTGAACAAGGTATTGCTAATTACAAATACTTCTTTCAGAATGAAGCAGTAGATTTAAACCAATATGTATTAAGAGGAATATTGTAATGAAAATAGACTATATAAAAACAAAAAATAAAACATTTATAGCTCAAAAATCAGGAGTTAAAGATGAATCTAAATATTTTGGCAATATTCCTATTTGCAAAATAAAAAAACTTACTTTAGGTAGATTTCAAATTGATTATTTTTGTTCAATTCATCAATGCTATGTTTTGAAAAAAGGATTATCACTTGGAGATGAAGACAAACCAAATAAAAGGATTATTTTATATCCTAATGCAATAGAAGAAGTACATTTTAAAATTTAAAAAATATGAAAATAACAGATAAAATAACAATAACGAACGAAGATAATATGCTATTGATGGCACGTTACACTGATAACTATTTTGACTTGGCTATTGTAGACCCACCTTACGGAATAAAAATGCACGGTGGAACAAGACAATACAATACTTATGAAAAAAAAGATTGGGATAACAATATACCACCAAAAGAATATTTTGATGAATTAATTCGTGTTTCAAAAAATCAGGTTATATGGGGTGGTAATTATTTTACTGAGTTTTTATACCCTTCAAGATGTTGGATGATTTGGGATAAAACAATTCACGGAAATACTTTTGCTGATGGAGAAATGGCTTGGACTTCATTTGATAAAAATACAAGAATACTTGATTTAAATATAAATGCAAATCAAGGCTTTAGATTTCACCCAACACAAAAACCAATAAGATTATACAATTGGGTTTTAGATACATTAGCTAAAGAAGGTGACAAAATACTTGACACGCATTTAGGTTCAGGTTCAATAGCAATAGCTTGCCACGACTACGGATTTGAATTGACTGCTTGTGAATTAGACAAAGAGTATTACGACAAAGCAATAGAAAGAATAACAAATCATACAAACCAACAAAAACTTTTTTAAATGGAAAATAAAATAAAAGAATTAATCCTAAAAGAATTAAGAGTAGATATATCTGAACAAAGCAGGAAACGAGAAATAATTGAAGCAAGAGCATTATACTTCTATTTAGTAAGAAAGATATACACTAAAAGAAGTTTACAATCAATAGCTGCAGACTTCGATATGAATCACGCTACAGTTGTACACGCATTAAAGAATTTCCCTTTGTACGAAAACTACAATACCAAGATATTAGACTGCAAGAATCTAATACTAAAATTATTGGGTGGTGAAGTAGAACAAGAACTATCACAAGAAGATATTTTTAAACAAAAGTTACACGACTTGGAAAAGCAACTCAATGCTCCAAGATACGAATACAAGATAATAGAAAACCTTAACAACCTATTAGAAGCTACTAAAGGAACTGAACAACACGAGTTGATTACTTTACGATTAGAAGCATTCTATTCAATGAATAAAAATATAAGATTATGAAACTAAAAGAAAAGTTTAAAAAACAATTAGATACTGCTACACCTAAATTAAATAGACCTTTTTATCAAGCTAAAAAATGTAAAGAAATATCTGAAGATTTTACAATAAAGGTTATAGATTGGATTATTAACGAATATTATGCTAATCCAAATTGGAAATATAAGTCGTCAAAAAAAATGTTAAAACAATTTAAAAAAGAAAAAGGATTATGAAACTAAAAGAAAAGTCAAAAGAGTTAGTATGTAAATATTATCATTTATTTTCTGTAGAATTAGAAAATACAATAGATTATAGAGAAGCTAAACAATGTGCATTAATAGCAGTTGAAAACGAATATCATTCACTTAGAGAAATGCTTATACATTTTCAAGGTAGTAGAGTTATTAATGATGGAAATTTTTATTTAAAATTTTTACAAAAATTAATTGATGAAGAACAAAAAGTTAAACAAGAAATTGAAAAATTATGAAGATAACAGCCATAATAGAAATTTTAAGAAGCGACAACACATCTTACCTTTGGGACTTACCAAAACCTAAATGGGAAGCAATAGACTATTATAATCTAAATCAAATTAAACAAGGTAACAAATACCACAATAGAAAGAACCAATACGATTACATAGGACTATCTGATAAAAGTGTTAAGATGCAAAAAGAACAACAACATAGAATGAAACCTATCATACGCAAATCAGATGGTAAAGTATTTAGCGGTATGATTCAACTATGTAGGGAAACAGGAATCAATCGTTCTTCATTATCTTTAGCTTTAAATAACAAGCCAAACGGATTACAGAAATACAAAGATGAATACGAATTTATAAATCATTAATTATGAAACAAACAGCAGTAGAATGGTTAGCAGATAAATTAAATAATGATTTTGGAAATAATGATTTTTTAATTAGTTACGCAAATGAAATTAGCCAAGCTAAAGATTTAGAAAAGCGACATATTATGGATGCTTGGGTTGATGGAGTTGACGATGAGTATGAACATCATATAAATGACACAATAAGAAAAAACTCAGAACAATACTATAACAAAACATTTAACAACTATAAGAAATAGTTATTATAGAATTAATAATAATAACTTTTTTAAATATGGAAGATAAAAGAAGAAACAACGGTGGTCATAAAACTGCAGGTAGAAAATCTAAAGTTGAAGAACAAAAGGTAAACAATATTTTCATCCAAGCTTTAAAAGAACTATACAACAAAGATACTGAAGATGAAACAAAGATTGCTTTTGTCAAAGGTACTTTAATGGAATCACAAAGAGGTCAATTATTTATTGCTGAACACATATTCGGTAAACCAAAAGAAATAGTTGAAACTACACACAATATTAACGACTTCAATATAAAAGATATATTTAAAATTGATAAGTCTAAATAACAAATACAATCTACTCGGATCAGATAGTAGGTACTTTGTAATAACAGGCGGAAGGGGTTCAGGGAAATCATATTCTTTGAACTCGTTCCTATTGTTGTTAACTTATGAAGTAGGACACGTGATACTATTTACACGTTACACTTTAACTTCTGCAAATGTATCTATCATTCCTGAATTTATAGACAAGATAGAATCAGCCGATTTAAGCAACGATTTTTATATTACGAAGGACGAAATAGTAAATCTAAAAACAGGGTCTAAAATCCTATTCAAAGGGATAAAAACAAGCAGTGGAACACAAACAGCTTCACTTAAATCTTTGGCGGGTGTAACTACTTGGGTATTGGATGAAGCAGAAGAACTAACAGATGAAGAAGTGTTTGAAAAGATAGACTTCAGTATTAGAACAAAAGGTGTACAGAATAGAGTGCTACTTGTATTGAATCCTGCAACAAAAGAACACTTTATATACAAGAAGTTCTTTGAAGATAAAGGAATACAAGCAGGTGCTAATTTAATCAAAGGTGATACTACTTACATTCACACAACCTATTTAGATAACATAGACAACTTATCAGAATCTTTTATAAGTCAAATAGAAAACATTAAGCAAAGAAGGCCTGAAAAGTACAAGCATCAAATACTTGGTGGATGGTTAGATAAAGCTGAAGGTGTAATCTTTAACAATTGGACTATAGGTGAATACAAACAAGTAGGTGCTTCTGCATTTGGTCAAGATTTTGGTTTTAGTAACGATCCAACTACATTGGTAGAATGTAACATAGATAGTGCAAACAAAAAGATATACATAAATGAAAGGTATTATCTACCTGCATTAACTACATCACAAATTTACCAATTAAACAAACAACACTGTTTAGATAGTTTAATAGTAGCTGATTCTGCAGAACCAAGATTAATATCTGAATTACAAACTGCAGGGTTAAATATAGTACCTGCAATTAAAGGTCAAGGTTCTGTTACATTTGGAATTGCTTTACTACAAGATTACGATTTGATAATTACACCTGAATCAATTAACTTAATCAGGGAACTGAATAACTATTGTTGGTTAGAAAAGAAATCTAATACACCTATAGACAATCATAATCACTTAATAGATGCTTTAAGGTATATTGTATCATATCAATTAGAAAATCCAAACAAAGGTACTTATTACGTCTATTAATTAAACAAGGGTAAATTTATGAGTTACGGACAAATCATAGCAACTATTCAATGCTACATTCATCACATCAAAGGTGTTGAAGTAGTAATTAACTTACCAAGAAACATTGGTGAGATTAAAAAGATGCAGCAGATGTATAAAGTAGCACAGGACTATTTGAACGTATAATTGAAAAGGTTAAACAAAAGTTAAAAAAATGTTAAAATCTGTAAATAGTTTTTGATTGTTAATAACTGATGTATATTTGTACTCAGATAACAACAACGAAGTTTTTATCTTAACACATTTCACTTATGGCTTTACATTATGTTATTTTCGATGGTTCTTCTGCTTATGTTGTTGACGAGCAAGATATGTTAAATATCACTCGAAAAGACAAAGATACCGAAGTGGTATTTAAGTCTATCAATTTGGACAAAGCATCTGATTTCGCAGATGATTATAATGACAGCCTTTAACAGGGCTGTTCATTTTTTAACAACGTTCATTGACAATGAACAACTAACAATAATGAACAATGATAGAAGATTATAATTATTATAAAGATTGGCATAAAAGATACATTTTAAAATGGAGAAGATTAATTGATTTGCCAAATCAAACACATAAAGTAAAATACTTGATTCAAGAAATGAGATATTTTATATGGATGCTTGAACATAGAAGAGAGCTATTTAAACATTATGATATAAATGCAAAAGCACATCCAAGTTATCCTATTTGTTTAGATTGGAAAAATTACAAGATAAAAGAAAAGCAAATTAAAAATAAATAATACTATGGAATACTACGATTATCAAAACGAATATCCTGAAAATGAATGCAGGTATTGTGGAGCAGCTTGTGAAAAAACATATTGTGATAAACAATGTGAACGAGCAGATGAAGATTAAGT